TCAAAATCTTCTGATTGTGTCCAATCTAATCTAGTAACACTATCACTTTCATTTTTATCTGTTTCACTAAATTGTGTGTTTATTAAATTAAGCAAAGTTTCCTTAATGTCATTATGACTTTCAACTTTTGTTAATAGCACCTCATTCATGTTATGTTTTTATATGTAAAACTTGAATCAAAAAAACCAACCTTTCCTTTTGGCATAAAATTCATTGCTAATGAATGCCTATCTCCACTACCTACATAATCAAGTGCTGTATGTATAGTGGTGCTAGGAAATAAAAGCATATCACCTACATTTGGCTTGTATACAACTTCTCTTGCAGAGTTTAAATGAAATTCATCCGCCTCAACACAAATAGATTGAGCTTGTTTACTAAATTCTATTTCTGAATCTTCAACTAAGTAATAAACAGCACTCCACCAACTATTTGTATGACTATGTTTTCCTGCTCTTTTATGCGTAAACCAAGATGTTGTTAACTGTACTTCACAATTTATTTTCAATACAACTTTTAAAAAGTTAATTACTTCTTGTGTAAATTCTTTCTTTAATAGAGTTGGCAGCACATCAAAGTCATCTTGATTTGTATATTCAAAATATTCATCCTTATCTATACTATCTAAAATTTCTTGTACATTTGTCAATAAATCTTTTCTTTCACACACTCCAATGATAGTAGGAAAACAAGCATCCCATCCTTTTAGGCTCATATCAGTTCTTCGCCGTGCGTACTGATATTAAACCAACCTGTAATAATGTATTTGTCGTTTGAGATTGGTGGATTGCCTCTATGTGTGTGTAAGAAATCAGCAGGTGCTATACATATCTTACCTTCTTCTGGTTTGATTCTTTTACTTTGATATAGATATTCTGTTTCTCCACCCTCTTTTACAGTATTCAAATAAATCATCCATACTAGTATTCTGCGTGAGCATGTATGAGATAAATTATCACAATGCCATTTGTGGAAACCTCCACCCACAGGAGTCTTTTGCATTTTTTGTTTAATGCTATATATGTTTTCTTCTCTAAGAATGGGAAAAGCATCACAGTATTCTTGAAACGCTTTGTTAAGATATTCGTTTATTAATATAGGGACATCTAAATCTTCAAATACATCTAAAATATGCCAATAATCATTTCTGGCCATTGCATCTTCTCTGTGTGGATTTGTTTCAAATGCTGTGGCAGGTTCAGTAATCATTGCGGCATCAAATATTTCTATCATTTGCCGACAATTCAATTCAGGAAACTTAAAACTCATTGTTTTAATTCCTATACTATCTATACTCATTATCACCCCTCATTATAATTTAGTAGATTTTATCCTACCATTTTTCTAGCGGACATGTTGCTTTTTTAAACATAGTTTTATATTTAAGAAAACAATTACATTCGGTACACACTCTTTCACCTACCTTCATAATTTTTAAATGACACTCATCACATATTTTTAATCTAGTGTCTTTTAGTTTGTCATCAGATAATAAATTAAACTTATCAATAATAGGCATTACACAAAGGTATCGTCAGACCAATTTAAAGTAATTTCACCAGTCTTTAAAGTATCATAAGTTAATTGTGGTTCTTGAGGCGCATCATCAGCTCTTGTTACTATTACTTCGCCATTTGCTAAAACTTCTGTTGTTTCATGGGTAGCTTGAAACGCAGTCATAGATGTTTGCCATGCGTCATAGTCTGTTTTTGTACAATATTGCACTTTTATTTTTATAACTGATACACCTTTTTCTGCTTGTGTACATTGTACTGATTGATTGGTATAATCTATATAACCATCAGCATCTGCATGTAAATCATATGCCTTGTAGTGTAAATATGCTTCTGCTGCTGCTCCACCGCCGTGGGTTACTGTTACACCTGATATTTGTTCAATAGTACAAAATGCTTCTTGCATTATTCCTACATCTGAATAATCAAATACAACTTCTATGTCATCCTCTGCGGTGAACATATCACCTCTAGAACGCCTTGCTTTTAATGTTATTGCCATTGTTTATCTCCTATGAAATTTGGTCTGTATTACCGGATAAGGCAGAACCCGCTGAACCATTAGCTGAACCATTTGAACCTGCAGAGCCACCACCACCGGTAGGACCACCACCACTACTACCGTGGCAAGAATTGTTGCGTGAAGCGCCACCACTGCCGCTTGAGCCAGCTGAACCTAGATTACCTCCTGAGCCCCCTGAGCCTCCACCACCATTAAACCAACTACAGTTTGTATTACTACCTGAATCACTTCCGCCGCCTGAGCCACCGCCGCCGCCTGAAGTTGTACCACCACTTGAGCCACCTGGTGAGCCGCCCGAACCACCGGCCGCTCCGCCGCCGCCTCCGCCGCCGCCATAAGTATACCATCCACCTCGGCCGCCACCACCACCGCCACCACCGTTTCCAGTAATGGTTTTAGTTCCTGCCGCACCCGCTGTTCTTGTACCTGCTGTGTCAAATATTACTGATAGATAGTCATCACCAGTTTGTGAATGATTAAAAGCATCACCACCATTGTTTGCCGAATCTGCTGTTCCTGAACCTGTACTTCCTGCAGAACCTGCTCCTCCATTTCCTGAACCTCCACCACCACCACCTGAAGATGGATTACCTGATGTGTTAGAGCCTGAAGCACCTACAATCGAGCCATTATTAGTAATGTTAATAGTTACACCATTTGACCATCCTGTATCTGTTTTCATTGCAGGAGTGTTGGTTGCAGTAGAACCAACTGTTACTCCAGCATTAATAGTAAGTATAACTGGTGTACTTTGGTCACCACCTGCCGAAGATACAGCTGTTTTGATGTTGTAGTTGTTTGTGTTGCTCGAAATAGTTAATGTAGTTGCTGCTACAGCATTATAATAATCGCTCATCTGACTTTCGCCTGAAGTTGCTACATTTGGATTAGCACCTGCTGGTACTAAATCACCACCGCCATAATATTCACTTAAAGCGTGGGGTTCTGAACCACCAAATTCAGCAGCAATTTCACTTATCTCTATTTGTCCGCTACCTTGTAATGCCATTTTATCTCTCCTCTAATTTTTTAACTTTTGCTGTAAGTTCTTTTATTGCTTCAACGAGTATTGCTGTCATAGAATCATAATGCAAGGTTTTGTATGTCTTGTCATCACCAGTATGAAGTGGTAATTTCCTTTCTGATACTGCTGAAGGCATGACCTTCTCGACATCTTGAGCAAGTAAACCTGCTGACTCTTTACCATCTTTGAAGTAATTGAATGTTACGCCTTTCAGTTGTTGGATTTTATCCAAAGCAAATTCAACTGGACTGATGTTGTACTTGAGCGTTGCATCAGATATAGTCGTTGAGAAAGCAATTACATCGCCATCAACATGTAAATCACCATCAGCCTCAAGTCGCATTTCTTCACCTGCGTTTACAGTAAATCTCATATCTGTATTGTCAGTAAAAGTAACTTTATCACCACTATTAAGACCTACATTTGTTGTGCCATAAATAATGCCATTAACATTTAATTCACCACCTAAATCAGATGATGTTCCAATGCTTACGCAGTCGTTACCACCATCAACAAATAACATATTTGCATTACCATTAGACTCTACCCTGAAGTCTACATCAGCAGAATCTTCATTAAAGATAGCACCAGTATTAAAAACACCAGTCGTAATTGTTGGAGCTGTAAGAGTTTTGTTTGTTAGTGTGTCTGTTGAAGCTGTTGAAACCAGGGCAACATCACCACCACTAGTTGGTAATGTTAAAACATTTGTAGCACCCGCTGAATGTGGTGCCCCTTGAAGTGTTTGTGCGTGAGCATTATTGTCCTCACAATACAATTTTATTTTTGAAACTGCTGCACCGTTATTTTTAAGGTCGATAAGACCACCATTAAGGAACAATGCACCACCTTCCGACATATCTATAGTCATTGCCGTAATACCAGAACTACCATCTTCACCAGTAAATACTATGTCTGAATCATCAGTTTCACTATGGAAAACTAAGTTACCAGTAGAGTTGACAATGTATGAGTGTGTTCCGCCGTGATAAAGATTTAAATCTCCTGAAGCACCAATAGTTAATCTACCTGATGAGCTATCAGCAGTATTATCATCAGCATCAGCGTCTGTGTCTATCGTAACCAGTCCGCCTGAAGTAATGTTAGAAGTACCGTTATCGATTGCACCAAATCCTGTTGCGATTGAACCAGAACCTAAAACACCAACTGTTGTTGCAGCCGTAGTAACCAAGGCAGCTGCCGTAGTAAGATTAGGCATAGATGTAATCTCATCATCTAAGTAGGCAGAAAGAGTTTCAACAGTAGTCATTTTCATTGTACCACCATCATTAATCAGAACACCGTCACCATCAGCGATTGCATCTGTACCTCTTGCAGTACCGCCATCAATAAGATTGATTTCAGCAGGTGTTGCTGTAATTTGTGTATTAGAAGCGGCTGCCAATACAGGAACCGTACCACCAATATTTGGTAAAGTAATCGTTCTGTCCGCTGTTGGGTCTACTGTTGTTAAAGTTGTTTCATAACCGTCTGCTGTTGAACCTTCAAACACAACAGCATTACTGGCGCTCATTGTTACGGAGTCTACCGTTGTCATTGTGCCTGTTACTGAAACATTTGTTGCACTTAATGTGCCTGTACTTGGATTGTATGTTAAGTTTCCGTCTGACTCTAGTCCTACATTACCACCGGCAGCAGCTGCCCCAGCGACAAATGTAAGAACATTATTTTCGTTTGTGGATTCGTTGTCTGTAACAGTAACAGTTGTTGCAAGTGCAGATGTACCACTATATCCTGATGAAGTGATAGTTCCTAATGAGGAACCTCCATCAGCGAAAGTGATTGTACCATTATCTGCATCTAAAGTAACACCGCCACCAGAATTTAAAGTAACTGTAGTACCGGCGAGCTCGGCAGTACCATCAGCAGTAATTGTAATATTTGCGGCTGCGGCTGCGGTGTCTACTGTTGTTAGAGTTGTTGCACCGTTTGTGCCGACAGTTGTTGTGAAAGTATCGCCAGCTGAACCAGTCATTGTTATGACTTTACCATCAACAGCAACATCATCAACTGTCAATGCAGTTAAAGTGCCTAGTGATGTTACACTTCCTTGAGCAGCAGTACTTAAAGTACCAGCAATAGTTCCGCCAGAAACATTTATACCAGCACTAAAAACTGGTATTTGGTCCATAGTTACTACGCCGGCAGAAGAAATTATGATAGAATTTGCATCACCAACTGAACCTATTTGTCCATCATTTGCAATTGTTATACCACCACTATGAATATCTCTGGCAGTAAAAGTTGCAACGCCTACCTGAGCAGTTGTTCCACTAATCTCAACATTAGCATTAATATCAAGTGTTGTAGCGTTTAATTCGATTTCTGTGTCTGATACTAAATCAAGAACGCCATCAGCGCTTTGAAAAATATATGTTCCTGAATCACCAAACTGTAATTGGTCAGTAGAAGATAGAAGTAATCCTGTGTTGTGAACATGAGTAAGAGATACATCTTGGTCT